TTATCGAATTTATTTCGATAAACTATAATTAATCTAACAACTTAGACCAAAATCCTTGTTTAGGTTGGTCTTCAGTATTTTTAGCTGCACGAGCTTCTGCCTTGCTAAGTTCAACGTCTGTAAACATAAGACACTTCACTTTACCACATTCTGTCTTTACAAGAACAGTTTTGTAAGTTTCATTCTCATTAGAGAAAGCTTTTTGTTTTGTATTCTTAACTGTAATCAGTCTTCCTAATCTTGTTAACATATTAATCTATTTTTACAAGTTCATAATAAAAGTAAAGATCTCCCCAATCTTGAGCAGCTGTAACGTCTACTATTCTCATGTTAAATGTATCTGGTGCAGCTCCTATTCCAAACATAACTGGAACAGCACTTCCTGTAGTGTATGCTGTAAGTTGAATATAAAACTTTTCTCTGTCCTGAGTTATTTCTGAATTTTGTAAAGTTATAGTAAACTCAGCAGCTGTTGCGTCATAGTTAATTACATCTACTATACCCTTCTTAGAAAATATTCTAAGAATAGCAGATGTACCTCCTTGTAAATCAGCTTCATAATATTTAATATCCATGATGTCTCTAGACAATCTATTGACATGAGCTATTCTAGCTAAGGCACCTTCAGCCTCAGAATAAGCTTGTTGTATAGCTCTATCTGGAGATTTAGGATTCATTATAAGACGTTTCAGTGAAATCATTGTTTAAAGTTTAGAACCTAATAAGAGTTGCAAACTCTTCACGTGATCAGCGTGGCATGCGTACTATAGGTTAAACCCAAGAAAGAATCCTTGGGGAGGGGTTATTATTTTCCTCCTCTTTTTAAAGAAGGAACGTTTAATTTAACATTAGAGTTATTCACTCCAACTTTAACTCCTTTAGTAGAAGGTTTTACTCTTTCATACCCTGGAGCTTTTGATTTTGGTGTTTTTGGATTACCAGCCATGATTGTTTTATTTTAAATTGTGATTAAACATATAAAAGACCTGGGGGCAGTTCTTATGGTATGCACCCCAGGTAACTTTTTAATATTAGAATGAACCACCAGTGATTGGGTTTCTCATCACAATCTTCAACACTTTAGTTGGATCTTTCACCCAGATAGCTGGCATAGTTTGAGTCATAAACACTCTGTAACCATTGAAAGTTCCAGAAGATTGGAATCCTTGTGTACGACCCATGTAGTCCATGGTACCATTTTGATAGAACCACTTCAATTGATTGTCCCAAGACAACTTCAACAAGAAGATGTTGTCATTAGTATTATCAGTGATATCAAAGATAATGAAATTGTATGAACTTAATGGGAAACCATCGATAATTGGATTCTCAATATCATTTGTATGAACGTTATCAAAAGCAGGGTTCAAAACAAACTTAATGTTAGCCAAGAATGGAATGATGTACTGAGTGTAAGCAAATCCAAAGTTAAGGTCCATGCCTTTACCTGTGATAGCTCCAATCTCATGAGCATTAATAACCAAACCTGAGTTAACTGCTTCACGCTTGATAGCTTCGTTAACAAGTTTCATACCACCCAAACCAGTTTGAACAATCAACTGACGTTGAGGATCTGGTCCTTTAAATTCAACCTTACCATTGAAGAAGTTGAACAATTCAGATTTAAACAAATCCAAATTGAAAGTACCACGATTGTAAATACGCTTGTAAGAGTTATCCAACTGCTTCCAAAGACCCACAGACAAACGAATGTCATCTGGACCATCTTGCTTAATACGTCCACCTTGTCCCCACATCAAGTAGGTTTCGATGTCATTAGCAATCTTAGTCAAGTGAGCTGCTTCCAAAGTAGTCAAGAATGAACGAGTCAATTGACCTGATTGATAAGCTTTCTTTACATAGTCCTTACCCATCTTAGCAGCCATATCTTCAAGATTGGTGATAGAAGGATCAGGGTTTTTGTCAAAGTTTCTCCACAACTCAATAACTGGTACAGTACCATCAGCTTTCATACCACCTTTCATCATCAAGTCAGCACGACTAGAAATTGAATAGTGTACGTGAGCTTCAGCACCACCAACGTAGTTGTAGAATTCACGAAATCCTGCAGATACTGAACCAATATCAGAGAATCTTTCGCCATACTCACCACGAGCAGAACCTTTTCTAAACACCCTTGTACCAATTGTAATGTACTTGTTGTCAAGGTATTTAGTGTTGTCGTTGTTTACCAACTGTACAGTGTAGATGAAACCATCTCCTGCTGGAATAACATCGTCAGCAGTGATGTACATTTCCACACCATTGTACTTGTCATAAGTGATAATATCACCATGACCAAAAGAACGTTTGTTCAACTTAATCTTGAAGGTTTGACCATCTACACCTTTAGTTTGGTTAGAAGGATCAAGATCTTCAACGATGTAAGGAAGATCCTGTGCTACAGGAATTTGCCATTTGTATTCACCACGTGCGTTATCGACCATAATCACGTTCTTACCACCAAAAGAAGACATTTGATAAAGAGGCATTTCTACCTTCTGTACCATTGCCCACAAATCTACAGGACCTAAGTCAGTAGGCTCTGCGCTCTTAAGTAGGTTAGAAAGGTGATATGAATCCACATGTGAACTCGTATGATACTGAGTGTCACGCAGGAATATACCATTGTTTAAAACTGGAGTTGCCATTGGGCTTAAAATTTAAGGGGTTAATAAATTATTTAACGTTTAAAAATATTTTGAGGTCTGCTTATCTTTCTAGATTTTGGTTCTTCTTCCTCATTATAGGTTGAAGGATTTTTACGAGCTTGCTCTGTTTTAAGTTGTCTAACTGTTTGAGCTACAGCATCGTTTTTACCTTGTCTCATTAGATTATTACGATACTCATCAGGGTTTGAAAGCAACCAAAGAGCTTCTGCTATAAGTGAATAGTTAGGCTCTACATACTGGTATTTTTCTAACAAGTGACCCAAAAGGTTAGTAGGTCTACCACTAACTGAAGGATACTGTGGTTGAGTAAGACCTGAATAAAGAAATGCTTGAGTTTTTTTATCCAGTTTAACACCATTGATTTCACCTGGACGAAGAGCTTCAAAAACATTCTGTACATAGGCCTGTGCTGCTTGTTCTTGTTGTTGTCTGCGTTGTTCTTGTTCTGCTAATTGAGTTTGAACAATTTCTTCTTGCATTGCATCCAACTTAGGTTTAAACTGTTTAGCTTTTTTACCTAATGATCCAAGTTCACGTAAAGTGAGGATTTCCTCATCAATATCATCTGGATCTTCACCTCTAGCTTGTAAGTAATTTCTTACAATAAGTTCTTGATCATAATCATCATTAGGGTCAAGATCTCTCACTTGTTCAGTTTGAGCTAAAGCTTGAAATAATCCTTTAAGATCTTGTCCTCCATCAGCTACATATTTAGCAGCATATTGTAATTCTTCTGGAAGAGATTTAAAAAACTCTGCTGGTGTTTGATTAGCAACTTCGTCTTTTAAATTTTCAATATTAGCTTTCCAAAGTTCATCTACATCTTTTTCAGATAGACTTGACAAATAATCATCAAGAGATTGTTTCTTTTCATCATAATCATCAAAAGCAAACATTTCTTTAGACTCAATACGTTTCTTTAGAAACTCTACAAGTCCAGACTTTTCTGTACGAGGTCTACCAGCTTTTGACTTATTATCTTCAAAGTCATCCTCTTCTGTAGCAATATCCTTATCTAAAATGTCGTTAAGGATTTCTTTTGCCTGTTCTTTTGATACTAGTTTATCATCCTCTTCGTCTTCTTCTTTTTTAGAAGGCGTGTCGAGAAAACTAAGATCTTGAGTAGTTTTACTAAATAGATTTGGTTTAGCTTCTTCTTTTGTTGGAGTGATCATAGTATCAGCTCCAGGAGCTCCCAACCAGCTATCAATATCTACATCTACTTGTTGTACATTAGTTTGTACATTTGATTGATTTTCAGTCATAATATGTATTGGTTTTTTTATGGTATCTCTACACTATAATATACAACTTAAACTCTAAAAATTTACAAAAAGTTTCTAAAACCCACCTAAGCTATGGATAATATAGCTATAACTGTATTACTTCTTTTTAGAAGATTTACCAGTATCATATTTATTTTTGTTCTCTTTAGCTATTTGAAGTTGTTTGTCAGCTATTTGTTTTTGAGCAGATAGACGCTCACGTTCAACATTTATTTTCTCTTGAGCTTGCTCTCTATTAGAAAGGTGACTTTCTCTTTTAAGATTCATTTCATCCTGATAACGCTGCTGATCTTGAATTTTAGCCATAGCATCCAAGTAATCAGACTGCTGATTTTGGTTAATATCAGATGTAGCCCCATATCCTGCAGCTCTAATCTCAGCCACTGTAAGATCAGTTTGTCTATCTTTTTCAGCTTCATCAGCTTTAAATTGCATTTGCATTTGCAATTGTTTTTCTTGAGAAGCAAGTTGCTCTTGTTGCATTTGTTGCTGATGTTGTTGTTCTTCTTGCTTTTGTTTCATCATCTTCTCTTCTGTACCTTTCAAGACACTTGTAAGCTCAGCCATAGATTCAGCTTTGATAATATTACCAAGATCATATATGGAAGCCCCAGTTGTATTATTCTGTACAGCTAATTGCTTAAGCTGCTCCATTACAGAACGTGTATTAGTTCTAGTACTACAGAAGATGTTAAGATCTCTCATTAAAAGATCTGTACCATTCATTTCAAAGTTTACTTTTTCATCAGCTGTAGTGATGTATTGAAGACGAACACTAGGCTTTTTAGAGTGATAATACTGAGCTAAGTCTGTACGCATCTCGTGCACGCGAGGCATCAAGTTATCACTATGCTGTATAAAGTATTGTTCTGTCTGTGCGTAAGAAGCATTTTGAGCTTGCTCTATACCAGTGGCAGTCTGTTGTTGTGCAAGAGGTTGACCCATACGTTGTTGGTTCAATCCTATCACTTCAAACGCTTGTGTCTTAAAATAAGTAGCAAGCTGTATCCTAGACATCAAACGCTGGGTTTGTTCTAGGTTCAACACTTGATAATGTTGGAATGCTAAAGGATTCTCAGTATTAGTAATTGTTGTATCTAAAGGAAGCATCTGGAAATTCTTCATGGCCACATAGGCTTTAGCCAAATTATTTTTACCCCAGTCTTCTCCCAATGAGTGACGTGGTAAAGCATTCTGGTCTAACATAATCACTGTACCTAATTCATCTACTAGGATATCTGCTATTTGATTATTTACAATGTTATAGCCAATTTGGAATGGTTTCATAAGATCTACTAATGAAATACTGCGAGTGTTTCTATCACCAAATACAGCACCCTCCACAGGTAGTTTACAACCATACATTGTGGCGTCACCTTTAAACTGGAATGGAATAGGTCCTGGTTTACCACCAGCTAAACCTAAATAAATAGGATTGATACCTCCAGGATTATTAACACCCCAGAAAGCAGGTCTATTAGGACCAATCTTAATACCACCCCAAGTTTCATTAATCCATATCCAATCTACGTGTTCACCAAAAACTAAATTATCTTTTGTTTTGTTTTTATAGACAGCACTATTATACATAGGTTTGTCTGTCACCTTAAAGTCTTCAGTAACTATCTCTTGTAAGATTTCACCATCTTCTGTAATTTTAGTAAGATGTCCCACTTTACGTTGGCTCTTCCAATAGCATTGTGTAACACGTAGCATATGTGACTTACCAAAATCTTGAAGATCTTCTGAATCAGATAAGATCCACTCAGCAATATCACCTGTACCAAACTTAGCGTCATAAAGTGATGTAAACTGACGATATGCTAAAGAAGGAAGTTGCGTATTCCATTCATGCGATCTAGTTGGGTCATAGTAAGTACCATCATTTTGATACCCTGATACAGCATACCCAGCTGAACGTACAGGATAAATAACCTCAAGAGCTTCTAATTGATCTTGATTCATCATCCACCCAAACTTATCTAATACGTCTGATACAGACATCATATCAATTTTACCAATCCAGTTGCCTTGTGATACGTAACGAACATCTGGAGATTTATGATAAAATGTAAGAAGTGGATTCCATAATTCTATTTCATAGTCATCCTCCATCATTTTAAAATGCCAAAACTCTCTATCTGTAATGAGCATATCTCTAAAAGCTCTTTCTTCTAGTTCTTGCATTTTAAACCTTTCCTCATCTACAGCCATTTGGTGAGTAGCCCATTGCTCTATCATAGAGCGATAATCTTTATTAAAATAAGCTTGTATTTCTGGAAGAGATTTAAGATTTTCTGGAGCCAGTTGTTGTTGTCCTTCTTGAGAGTCCATATCCAACCCCATTTCAGACATCTTAATCATTATTTTATTACGAGTGTCTTCAAGTAGTACATCCTCTATCATCTGCCTTTTTTTCTCAAGCATCTCGTTATAAGATGTCTCATCAACAGCTCTAAACATTATTCTAGAAGAACGTTTAGAAAACTCATTAGTAAGAACATTGATTACGTTAGGGATGATGGGATAAAACTTAAGCTCTAATGCTGATGCATCTTCTTTAGTAAGAACGTCAATTAGATCAGCCATCTCATTATTTTCTTCTATAATGTAGTCTGTTCTATCTATAATACCTTTAGCCAACTTATAATTCTTCATCAAACGTCTAGCATTACGTCTAAGTTGTTTCATTCCCTGAAACTCCAACCAGTCAAGATTCCACGCTCTCCATTGGTCATCTTTATCTCTTTGTGGTAAAAACTGAATAGGCTGTGTAAGAACACCCATCTTGTGGTATTCTACTTTCTTTCCAGCTTTTAGGTCTAGTGCATTATATACTTGCATGATCTTTAATTAGTTAGCGTTACGTATTCATAGTTAACATAAGTGACATCACTTAAATCTGTTATAGTTGTACATACATATGTACCAGCATTATAATCTGAAATAGATGTTGTTTGACTATCTAAGATTTTTGAATGGGCTTCTTGGTTGGGCATATGCTGAAGGTTTAAGTTTTGATTGTCCAATGTGTCTAAATGGCCCCCAATTTAATTTACTGTTTTTTTGGGGATTTACCAAGTTTTCTTTATTGCTTTCAATGCGTTTAGCTAGTCCTCTATTAGATTGTTGCACTTTAGCAAATGCTACCAAAGCACAAAATGCTACAAGCCTATCCACGTTCATCCCTTCTCTATAAGCTTGCATTTCTTTTAGAAGCATGGGATCTGGTATTCTTTCCACTCCATAAATGGTTTTTACTATTGTACCATCAGGAAGAGTTTCATGATCTAGTTCTTCTTTTAAAAATTCTATACCATAGGACAATAAATTACCCTTAAATAACGTTCCTACGTTTTTCCAACCATATTGTTGAAATACGTTTCTATTAGCTCCAAGATCTTTTAGAAAAAGAATCATGTCTTTAGGAACAAGATATCTTTGTTTCTTCTTGCTAATCATATATTGTATAAACAACGCTACGTTATTCTCTACTATAGTCCAAGCATTATACCACTCTATAAGAAGTTCTAAGCGTTCATGGGTTTTATTAATATCATCAAACCTTCCACACCAACTAGCAACAATCTTATCTCTTTCAATAGAGTTTTGTACATCCCCATTACCATTATCTTGTATGACTTCTACAGCATTTTTTAATACATAAATCGCACAAAGTGAATCAGATGTGTTTGTTTTACCTTCTCCTACAGGGTCAATAGAAGCATAATACATACCAAATGAAGGACTAGACACTGGTCTTTCGTAGATACATATCACTCCTTCTTTATCATCTGTCTTTTTAGAAATAGGAAATTCCATTATAGGAATCTTTCTAGATTGTCTATCTATAATTTTTCCACTAGCATCTCTAGATAGTTCTAAATACTCAACACCATATTGCTTATCTCCAATACGTTGCATTTGTTTTGAAACAAGATGCGCTGGGAATACAGGGTCTTTTCTAGTGGCAAATGCTTCTTCTATCGTGCGTGGGTGCTGGGATATGGTGAGCTGATAGGCAGCTGGGTCCATATTTTTTTTAGCCTTTTCAAACTCAACATCAAGAGCAGCTAAAGCTTCCTCCACTTTAGAGTTACCATAGTTGTCTATATATGGAGGCATACTCCACTGCTCTGGTATAAACAGACCAGTGATTCCTATTGCACCATCTTTATCAAGCAGATTTGATTCTATTCCATAAAAACCATTTTCTTCTGGATGAAATATGTAGTCTTTAAGAGGTTCACACTGATCAAGATCACCCACAGATCCTGCTGCTATAAACTGACCAGTGATAATATGACCTGATTTAAGGGCTGGTTTCATAAACCCATAAGTGTCATTCATCTTAGGAGCGATACCACCCTCTTCATGAAAGAAATAGGTTACAGGTCCACCCACACCATTTGTAGGATCTTTCTCAAAAGAGTAGGAGTTAATAGTGCTCTTTAATCCTCTATAGGTATCACGTCCATTAACCCTCACTTTAATCTGCTGTTGCCATGCTCCCACCTTATCTGGTTCAGCTGGTCTATACCAAGCAGTGTGCTCATTCAAGAAATTTTTATATTCATTAAGAAACTTCCAAGAACCCTTCTCATTAATATAGTCTTTTAGACTCGCTCCTATTTTCAAAACAGCACCCTCTTCAAACCAATATTGATTAATGAGTTTAGCCATATGAAAATAGGAGGAGGCTATCTGACGTTTTTTAAGGATGATTGCATGTTTCCAATGCAATTCTCCTAGTATTTCATAGAGGGCCATATGATATTGTGCGTCACGCACCTTGGCAAAGTCAAACTTTTTTTCTTCTTTATCGTAAATAGGTAGAAAGTTAAGCCACATATAGTAGTCCCTGGAAAGATACCAAGTGTTGTTTCCACTATGTAAAATAACTCCTGTACGACATTTTTTCTTTTGATCATCCCAATAACTTATAAAATCTTTAGACTTTAATGGGGCATGACAATAATATCCTTGCTTCTGAAATTTACGAGCTTCAGCATTAAAGACAAGACTCACCTCATCAAATTCATACTTACCTGGTTCTTTAAATAATGGTAATAGAAAGTCCCTGAATTCATCTCTAGTAGAGAACTCAGTGACAGTCCATTGACCATCTTTGTATGTAGGTACTTCTATAAAGTTATTTAATTTCTCCACTTGTCAAATTTTCTATTATACCTGAATCACCTTTAGACTTATGTAATAAATCTAAAAGAGAATTTAAATGTTTACTTCTAAGAACATTAGGATGATTGTATTGACTCCAATAGGCAGTGTATGTTTCACGTGGAATAGCTGCCCATTCATTTCTAAAAGAACTAAAATGAAAAACCCAATCTTCTAAATAAGCTAGAGGATCTGGTTTGTAAAAAGGTTCTTGATCTTGATAAACTTCTTGACTCATGTTTTTTTTATTTTTTAATTATAAATTCTTTTAAACTATTTATTTCTGAAATATGTAGTAATACTATGATATCTAATTTACCTGGACGTGAGTACCATGTGTGAAGTTCTTTTTTAGTATTTGCAGA